ATCTTGGCAAACGCCTTGCGAAACTCGCTGCCACGCTGCTGCAGCTCCCACCACAACCGCCATTTGTACGCACCTTTATTGAGGCGACGCACAAGGTTCATCTGGTCGGCAACGAACCCTTTACGAGCTTCGTCAACGGCCCCACGCCATCCACTGAAATTGGTTTCGCTGCCATCCATCAGAACGAGGCAAAGAGGCAAGCCGAAGTTGACGCCAATGATTTGCAGGATCAACTTGACCTGCTGGAAGTATTCGGAGTTCGGAACGTTTGGGCTGAAGCCCTGCAACTCTTCGCCAGGCTGGCCAATGACTTCCATCCCCGGGGAAACGCCTTCAAGCTGTCGCGTTCCGACTGGCGTTGTCTCGGTCTTTGTGTCGCCGTATCCGTCAGCCGATGGCAAGCGATTGCCACCAGCGGCCATCTTGCGAAACACCGCAAAGCAGCTCACCACCTGCTGCTGAACGAGCTTGGCGAAGTTGATGTCCTCAAGCATCCCGCTAAGCGAAAACACTGGTGCAAGCTGGGTGATGCCACGGGTCAGGTTTACTCGCTTTGGATCAAAAACGTGGAACACTTGACGGATCCCGTCAGCGTTTCGCACGTCAATCGGGGTGACGTCACCAAATTGGCCGAACTCGCTCAGTTCGTCTGCAACGTGGTATTGCACGCGACGGCCAACGCGGTCTGTCGTTACACCGAGGAACGTATCTTCAACCTTTGACTTTGTCCGAATCAGGTGTAATTCCAAAAGCTGGAACGAACCCTCTTCAGTCCCAGTAACAACGATATCGCCGTCAATGCTTTCCGACCGGCAGCACTGGCGTTCGATTTCTTTCCACGTGAACTCGCCTGTGATGTCGCATTGGTCCGGGTCGTTTGAGAAATCTTCCCACCATTGCCACAGTGCATTGTCGAGCCCCTTGTCACCAGTCTTTGGGTCGAGCGTGAAGCCACTCTGCACGATGTTATCGACGCGACGATCGGCGAGGATTCCGACAAGGCCGTCATTACGGTCCATGTCACGAGCCTGTTCGATCAGCTCGTAATACTTGGCCTCGGTGCGAATGTGATAATCCGGACCGCTGCCCATCGCGGCAACGCCCGTGCGACGCCGAACGAATCGACTGTAACGGGTTGCGTCGTAATCGGCTCGAATGTCCGAAAACGCAGATTGAATGTTGTGCGGTTTTGGGCTCACCGGAAGTTGCTCCCGGCTCCAAGGAATCGCACGCTGCCACCGCCTGCCCCGCTTGTTGCCGGATTTGCCGCAACAAAGTCCTGAGCCCGCTTGAGCATCGACTCGACGTAATTCTTGCCAATTGACAAAGAACTGCTTTGGTTGCTCGCGGATTCGGCGCGAAGAATCAACCAGCGTTTCGCAGCCGTGATAAACGACTTGGCGCGTGAGACGCTGGCGACTTCTTCAAAGTCTGCGTATTCGATCAAATCTGATTCGATGTCCGCGATTACCATGCACGGACGATAGCACGAAATGTGATTCGTGAAATATGCGTCGGATAATCAGATTATCGGATCGTCCTTTAAGCTGTGACTGCATTCAATGACTCCGAGCATGTCGCAAAGCCGAGCAAGCGAGTCTGAGCACTGAGTTCTGACTGAAGCACTTGTATTCGGCCGATTTATAATGTCCGTGAGATTCTTGGAGACCTCAACAATTGCTTTGTAATGCTCTGCAGAAAATGGGCTCATGTCGTCACCAAATTCTCAATAATCCACCGAACAGCCTGCGCCCGATTGTTCACAGGCTTGCCGTCTGCAGTCTTTGCCCCGCTGTCCTCCAGTGTACGCAACTTGTCGCGAAGAATGCGAGCCTGAGCGCGTGACATTCGCACATCAACGTTGCGGGGGATGTAGCCTTCGCTCGCTGGTGGATTTTCTAGCTTTGCCGCAACTGGTTGCCGCGGCTGCTCAACAACTTCAGTGCCGTCAATTCGTGGAAGTGGTTTCGCCATTTACTTTCTCTCCGTTGCAAGGAATGGTTGCCCGTGAGGATTCACGAGCGGTGGTTTCGGTTCTGACTTCTGCACTTGTTTGACTGGTTCCGGATCTGGACTCACAAGCCTCAATCCTGTGCATCCGGCCGCCGCACAGGCCAGAGCGTAAGCGTCGAGCCAGTGGTTATTGTTCTTGTCGTGCACGATCCACTGCCGCTTATTGACTTTGCCGTCGACTGGCACGAGTTGTTCTGATTCTGAAACCATGTGCCGAGCGAACTGCAAATGGAACTTCATGTCAGCGCGTGGCGGATCGAACAGAGCAACACTGCCAGCGAGTCGGGTATGGTCCATGAAGGCATCGACAAGGAATCTGTCCTGCCCCCACTTTTTCCAGAACTCAGTGTTCACGTTGTAAAGCCACATTTCTCGCCGCTTGCTGTCGGCGGTCTTGTGTGCGTAAGCCTGCAGAAATGGCTCATATTCTTCGGTTTGTTTCTTCTGTCGAAAACGGTCCATACTGTGACCCTTCGACGGATAGAACGGGGCTCCCATCTGATGGCAGAACTCGTAAATCGATTCCGAGAAGTCCCCGGAGTCGACCAGCACAAGAAGCGGCTGAGCGTCCGCGAACACGTCGCCGTCCGCAAACTGCTTCAGGCTTTCAAGGATGGCTAACTCAATCGCCTGCTCGCTGGAAAACTTTGACAGGCCGTGCGTCTCAACAACTCCATAGTCTGTGATCCACGAAACTAGCTCCCGAGTGCAGGACAGCTTGACCCAGTGCGATTTGTATTTTCCGATGTCAATGCCGACGAACGAAAACACCCGAGCGTCCGGAATCTCGCCCTGCTGCAATCCTGACAACTGGCCAGCAACTCTCCCAGGGGTGAGCGTAGACGTTTCGGCCTGCTCCTCTGGATCCGGATCGTTCTGATACTCAGCCTTGAACGCCGATAGATTCGTGTCAGCAATCTTGTTGTACGCTTCCTGAATTGCTGAATGAACCGCCTGCCGTCCGTCCTTTAGCGTAATCTCTTTGAAGTTGTCAGCGAGCATGACGACGCCCGCGTGCATCGCGTCACGATTGGCCAGATAGAACTCGACCGCATCCATTCCGTGCCGGTCACCGTCTCGTTGTGCCTTACGTCGTCGGGCGATGTACTCATCCCACAGGTCCAGCCGATCCGGCCACGACTGAATCCAGCCGTAACGCTCGCCTTCCCAGGCTGGCTTTTGCTCCGGGTCGGTGAACTGAGCGGAAACGCAGTACGTGTTCTGCAGCGTCGTCACCATCACCATCGCCAGCGGCTTGTCCTGGCCTTCGAGTCCCTCGATGTCTCTCTCGATGATTTCTATGCGATCGTGAATTTGCGTGAAACTTCGCGCTGACTCGCGCGTCTCCGGGTCATCAATAATCAAGCAATCTGGTCTGTCGTCATCGATATTCATTCCGCGAAATGCTGCGTCAAGCCCCGCGAAAGCCATCTTTACCCCACCAAACGGAGACCACTCGCGGCCCTGTGATTTTAAAAAATCATTGGCGTTTCCTGGCACACGAGGCAGCCTTAAAAACTTGGTTGTACTCCAGTTAATGTGTGTTAAATGTCCGTCAACATGCTGCCTCGCAGCTCTTTGTGGAGCGCCTTCAAGGTGCCGGACTGGAGCGCAAATTTCCGGGAAGTCTGCGAACAGCAAATCGTTGTTTCCCCACTCGTTCCGATAGTCTCGGTAAAGTCGTCCAGCTAGGTCAGTCGTCGCGCAGATCGGAACAATGAAGCGAACCAACTCACGAGCTGTGGCATAGATTAGCATCCCCTTTACGATGGTTGACTTGCCTCGGCCGCGAGGGGCTGCAACTGCCTTTTTACCTCCGGTTGTAGCTCGGTCGTGGATTGTTTGAATGATTCGGCTGTGGACCTTGCCGAATGGCTGCCGAAACTTTTTGGGCATGTAGGTGCGAAGAAAACGCTCTGGATCAGCGAGGCATTGCAGACGCCTTGCAGGGTCAACACACTGAGGGATTTTAATGCGAGCGGACTCGGATCGTTTATTTCGTTTACGGGTTGCGTCATCAGATCTGTCATCGCTCACCAGTTCTCGCTGTGGTGTTCTCTTCAGTTCGGCCAGCAAGGATATCTGCCTGTCTCGCGGCATGCTCGATAAGATCCGGAGCAATTCCGAGTTCGGCAGCGATTGCATCATACTGATCGTTTCTTGTGACCACACGAACATCAATCACCTTGTGCTCATCTTTTTGATTCTGTGCTTCCATCGCAATAAGGTTTCGAACGGCCGTTTGCTCGGCTCGATCGTCACCGCAATTCAGTCCACGCTTGATCGCTGCGAGTGCATCAGATTTCAAATCGTCAGTCAGCCAGCGGTTTTTGATTGCTCGCTCAATCATCCGCATTTCCCCCCTGACCCCCATTCACGCCTCTTCGGTTTTGTCGGGTTTTCGGATCATCCGATTTTCAGATTCAAAGCCGCCGGACTGTGTGTGTTGCAATCTGGGGCTTCCTTCGT